CTGCACAATCCCAACCTCACCAGGGTAAGTTCCAGTAGGAACATCAGCCCCGCAAGGGTCCTGAATAAGCTTCAGGTAAGCAGCCTGCTTGGGAGTCATCATAATCTTAGCACCACGGCGGCGTTGGCGAGGCTTGCTCCTCTGCTTTTTAGATTTGGGTTTATTTGATTTAGCCATTAGTTTAGGTAGTATGAAATGTTGTTAAGAGCGGAGTTAGATTGTCTGGAGAAGATTTCTGAGGTTGACAATCTTTGGGCCCTGAGCTCATCCTCCAATGCAACCTGCTCATCAGGAAGGTATCCAAATGCCTTGTACATCGAGACACGGGCTTCTGTCTCATGCACATCAAAGCCACGGGGGCTTGAACGGCTTCTCCAGGTTTGGGGTCCGTACTTATACACAGCAAGCATGTGATCAACCTGCTTCTTGGAAGTGGCTGAAGCGGCAAGCATGGTATAAAACTCCCCAAGCATCGGAATACCTTCATAAAGAGCAAGACCGCAAACGCCAGTTGCGGCGAGCACGTTCTGCACCTCGACCCAGTCGTATTTGTCAATCATCAAAGCGTCCTGCTGCAAGCATTTGTGCAAGTTGCGAACCATCATCCAATTACCATCTCCACAATAAATGGGGCGAGACTGGCAGAATTCAATATCCTCCATTTGATATGCAGGATTCTCAACTGTCATCTCATAGCCATACCGGAGATGGTGATCAGGCAAGGCATCAAGCAGATGCAAATGCGCGCGCTCAAGGAAAACACCACAATCGTCACCATCATCAATGAACCTATACTTCACTCCAAGTGATGAAAGGAACTTATGGCACAAACCGCACATGATCAATACGTTGCCAAGGGCGGTATTCATATCACCACTCATGCGGCAACCATTGACCTTGTATTGAATGGACCCATCGGGGGCATTTGCGTAGCCGACATTATCTATCTGCCACGACAAGTACTCAGCGAAGTAAGGATCATTGTGGATGGAAAGGTATATGGAATGTTCCCAAGTGAGAGCTTCAGCTGATGTGTGTTGATCAAAACGACTGGCATCAAAACCCACGTAAACGGGGTCGGAAAATTCACCCCAATAAGAGGCGATGGTAGCAGCACGCTCCCACGGGGTGTCACACTTCAAAACAACATGATGCCCAAAGGTGCGATCAATGGACTTGTATATAACCTTCTCCATAGGACGCAAGTACCGCCCAATCAATATGTTATATGCGGGATCCCTAGGTTGGATAAGCCTAGGGCAGGGGTTGTTCTTCTTTGTTCCATTGTAAAATTCTCCCTTAATAAATGTTTTTAGAAACCCATAGGATCGCTTGGGACCTGTGCGCCCCAAGGTGACGGCAGCAGCAGCATACCGCTTGCGCTTCGATCCCGAGTACGACTCCACAAATTGCTCAGTGGTCCACACGGGAGGAAGGCAGGGTAAGTTGCGCTTGATCGATGACTTAAAGTGGGAAAGGTCGTCAAATGAATGGGTAGGCTGTGGGCAGGGGACAAACTCATCCTGCCCAGCATTTTTCGATTTTACATAATATAGCCTCTCCATCAGTGCGCGGTACATTACACTGACAGAATTATTGAAAAAGAACAAATTGTCCTGGATTGTAGAGGCTACATATCCCATACCTTTGCGGAACTTGGTTAATCCTTGCTGAGCCAAAATCTTGACATTG